TGCAGATGTAAATGATTCCGAAGATAACCCCGATAATGAATGTTCCGATAGTCTGAATAATTCTCATTTAGATTTCTCCATTAGATACTTTGTGAACGCTTCTTCCGGAACTCTTGTCTGATTACCCGACCTGATGTAAACGCCGCCTGACTCCATGTAAGATTTAAGAAGTCGGTATGCTTTTGCTCGGCTAAACTGAAATGTTGTTTCAATTTTTTTAGGGCTTAACCAAACCATTGTGTTCCTTTCCGTATAAAGTCTTTATACTTCTTAAGCAAAAAAATATAAGCCTGCATCTTTGATCGGTATTTCCAGTAGTTTGCACCACTTCTCAATGTCTTCACTTGAAAATGGTACATTGCCGGTAAGTTTTCTTGAAACCGTAACCGGTGAAACACCTAATGCTTCTGCAAACCTGCCCTGTGTGCCAAACTTCTCTCTGATGCGGCCACGGAGCTTCGCATATTTAAAAACTGGCATTTGTTTTCCCCCTTTCTTGCGTATTTTTTCACCCGACGTTATGAGTATAAACACTTTATACTAAATCTGTCAACAGAAAAGTATAATTTTTTTATACTTTGTGTTATACTTTATACAGGAAAAAGAAAAGGAGAACGGCTATGACATACGAAACAACAGCAATTAGAATACGGGAAGCATTGAATGATGCTAATATGACACAGCAAGAGCTTGCAGATAAATCACATGTTGCAAAGGCTTCTATAAGTCACTATGTATTAGGACATAACAAACCTAACAACAAATCCGCTTATATGATCGGAACGGTATTAGGCGTTAATCCTGTTTGGCTCATGGGCCTTGATGCACCTAAATACATCCAAATGGATATGGAATCCCGTGACATAGACAAGGCTGCGGAGCTTTACGAAAAATACATACATGCTATTCCGGAGATTCAAGCTGCTGTGGATAGTCTTCTAAAATCAAAGAAACCTGATCCTTGATATCCTCGTCTGCTTCGATATACAGTTGTATAAACTCGTTCATTTCCATAACTACAATGTAACTGTATCAGACTATTTTAAACAGTTCCTTTTATGTTCATTTTTGTTTCACTTACTGAGACAGGGGGATATATGACAAATACAAAAGACCTGATTATCAAACTTAAGGCCGTTCGTGATGAAAGAGGACTTTCTTATAACGACATTCTTTCATTAGTAGAAAAGAACGGAGACTATGTTTCTCGATCATCAATACAGCGTGTATTCGCTGACGGTTCGGAAGACACTTCTTTCCGGTATGAAGATACTATCAGACCGATAGCAAACGCCCTATTAGATATTGAGACTATCGAAGATACTGACGACATGGATATCCAGGCCATGAAAGTATTATTGCAGTATAAGATTCAGCGTATTGAAGACCTTGAACAGCAGTTAGACAAGGAAAAGATTAAGTACCATGAGAAATTAGAGAAGGAACGTGAACAGTCCCGGAGAAGTATTGAGTTTTTAAAAGAACAAATCTCTTATAAAGACAAAAGGATGGACCTGTTATTGCAGTCCGTAGAAAAGAAAGACAAAAGACTTGATGAATTAATCGAACATATTATGAATTGCCCGTTCAGAAAAACAACCTAAAACAAGCAAAAACAAGCAGAAACAACCAAAAACAAGCAAAACAACATATAACTATAACTATAACTAATAATAAAGACTTTATAGAGGTTGTTTTATTTTGAGAAAGGAGACGCTATGTGGATCACTTCAAAAGGACTTATGCAGGAAGCCGTTATAGACCCCCATACAGGCCTTAAAAAAATAGTGTCGGTAAAATTATCGGGCAATGGTAAAAAAGCTCAATATGAGGCACAGAAACGTCTTACAGATAAGATTATGAAATTGTCCGAGACAAGGTTTAAATTGTCGGAGACAGTTGACATATACTTAAGTGAAATGCAAAGGACCTGGAAGCCTTCTTCTTTTACCCGCATATCATCACACTTTAAATCTATCCTTGATATTCTCGGTGACGGATATATGAATAACATATCTGCCGGTTACATAAGACAGAAGTTTTCCGATTCCGGTAAATCAAACAGGACTATCAATGACTATCAGAAAACACTTAAGACGTTTTGGAGATGGGCTTACCGCAATGACTTTGTTCAGTCACCCGAAGTCGCTGACAAAATGACAACGCTTAAGGATCAGTCGAAGAAAGAAAGAATACAGGATAAGTATTTAGAGACCGGAGAAATAAAAAGACTCCTTGCAGCTATGACCGAAGAACGGTTCAGACTGGCAACGGAGTTTATGTTACTTACCGGCGTTAGGGTAAATGAATTTTCAGCACTCAACAAAACAGATGTATGGGGCTCTATTGTTCGCATTAACAAGACTTATGATCGCCAAAATCACATCATTACGGAACCAAAGTCTTACACATCAAGAAGAGAAATACACGTTCAACCGGAGCTTAAAGAGTGCATTAATAAGATAAATAAATTCTGCAATAGGCAAAAGGAAATATTCGGATACGATTCTACTCTATTCTTCCCGGATATTGACGGTGGTTATTTCCCATATCAAATTTATAACAGGTATCTTAAGAAAGTCTCTGATGAAGTTATAGGAAGGCCGCTTACTCCACACGCATTAAGACATACTCATTGTTCGCAATTAGCCGCAAAGGGTTACAGCCTTGATGCTATCTCCGCACGTCTCGGCCATGAAGATTCTAAAATTACAAGAGAGATTTACTTCCACAGATTAAAGGAATTGAAGGACCGTGAAAACGAAGTTCTTGACTCAATTCGCATCATAACTTAACCAATTACTAAACCAAACCCCTCAAAGCCGCATGAATACTGATAAAAAATTGAGAACCGTTTTCATATTTTTTTGTCTTATAGTGTCTCATAATATCTCATAAGTCGCATAAAATCAAGGTTTTTTAATTTGGCCCAGGAAATATCTTGATATAGTCAACTTAACTATTAACTAAACCAAATTGAGAATGATTCTCAAACTTTAGCACGCAAAAGAGCCGACTTGAAAGCCGGCCCTTAAGCTGATTGAATGAAAGGATAAACCAACATGAATAATCTTTGCACCGAATAAATAATATCATAGGTTTACATAATCTGTCTACTATGTTATTATGATATTGCCTTTTCATCCCACCTCATAAAAACCCATACACCCCTTATATTCTTCACAACATCTGTCCATCTTAAAGCCGCCTTGTGTCGCAGCAGGGCGGTATTTTCTGCTTGAAAATCGGTTTACATAATGTATAATAAATGTGTAACAAGAAGCGTATGAAAACCCTCCGGATAGAATGAGTTCTAAAAAGAAAGACCCCCGTAATTGGGGGTCTATTCTTATTTAGCCGACCATGTTCCGGTCCTGGGATTATAAGTGGGCTGCCTCTTCCAGTCATTTCCAAATGCCTGCCAAAGTGTCATAACGTCTTCATCAGTAAAGTTATATCTTCCGAAGTAGTCAAGAAGTTCTTTCTGTGTTATTGTAGCACTATCGTCTGTGTCAACATCTGTAAGTATTTGGTCGAACTCGTTTCGTGACAATGAAGGAATGGTCTGCGTTACCTGATCGTACAATTCATTCTTTGCAATTTCAGGATTCTTTCTTGTCTTCCATACTCCGTCTTCGGCATTGAAGTAAGGGATGCTCGTCCACTCTTCATCACCGTATGCGTTCCACAACCTATCTACGCCTTCTTCGCTATGGTAGGTAGGGTTCTGATTAAGGTAATCAAGCATTTCCCCTTGTGCAATGTCGTGGCTGTCGTTCACATCAAGCATTTTGTATGTGTTAACAAATGTCTGTGCGGTAAGTCCGGGGATAGTATCTTTTGCTTTCTCAAAGTTAGTTATCATTCCATAGGAAGAATAACCGCCTGCATCTACTATCTGTTGGTGCATATCAACTAACTGCTGAATTGCATCTGCACCGCCTTGTGCGTATCTGTCTAATACATCAAGCCTTGCTTTCTCGGTATTATCTACACCGATCTCTGATAAGAAGGATGCACCCGTTACATAATTGAAGAGTGCTTCTTCTCCGCCTTCTGCGTAAGCCTTTTCTGCTCCGTCAAACTCTGTGTCAAGGTCAAGGAACTTCGCTCTTTCAACGGTCTGTATTGCGGAGTAGATAGAGCCAAGTGCTTTCTCTCTCTGTGCGGTAGGAAGGGACTGATACTCTCCGCTTTCGATAAAGGTACTTGCCGCCTGGTGCATTGCCGAGTCTGCTATTTGCAAGAACTCTGTATATTCCTTCGTGTTGGAAACGTGATCTCCTACATTGAGATAGCTCATGCTTATTTTAGGCATGAACGCTGTGGTATTCTTCGTTTCCTCATAGAGCCTTGTTGCTTCGTCTCTGACGGGATCAGCTAATGCAGAAGGTACAGTTACCATTGCAGGGTTCACAAGGTTATCGAACCACTTCTCAAATCCGTTACGGCCTGCGTTCTGTGCCATAGGTTCACCGTTAGTACCGATACGGGGTTGAAGTGTCTGACGAAGGAGAGGAACACCGGCAATAGCATTGTTAATGACACTCTCTTTTCCACCGGCACCGTAGGTATTTCTCTTGTAAGGATCAAGGGCAGCGGCGGTCTGTCTGACAAACGAAGGAAGGATAGCACTTGAAGCTGTGTTGGATATTGTCTCTGCTACGTTGTCGATAAGTTTGTTATCGGAACTGTAATTAGCACTACCCGTAAGTCTCTGCAAGCCTTGTAATGCTGCCTGCTCAAACATACTCTGTGAGCCTGCCTTGATACCATTGACAAGAGCATCAAGACCATCCTGGTCGGGTTTACTGAACTCGTCTTCAAAAGCAGATGCAGAAACAAGTGATGATCCAATTCCAGGAATCCAATTCACCGACCACTGATTACCGGTAAAGGGGCTAACAAAAGCGTACTCTTGCATACCGGCTTCTTTCTGTGCCTGCTTCTCTTTTGCATCATCAGAATACCCACCCGTGAGCATCCCTGCGTTCTTAAGCATAAGGCCCGTAGCGAACATGATAAGACCGACCACATTTCTTGAAGTCTCACGGACAAACCTTCTCTGATCGAATGAAGCTGAATCCAATGCCGCCCTTCCTGCTTCAAGGTTTGCCTTAATTTCGCTTATGGTCTTAACTGCGTTCTTGACTATTCCGAGAGGGCTTAATTCAAGGTTGGTCTTAACAACGTTCATAGGGGTACGAACGAAGGGCATTGATGCACCGGAAAGAATATCGAAACCGACATAATCCTGTGACATTTTTGCAAGACCATTCTTGATATCGGTTGCACCCTGGGCGAGCTTGGAATTGTCCTGATATACTGCTTCAAGGCCTTGTGCAGTAGCAACAGCCTTTACCCAATTATCGAGCTGTTCTTTTGTAGTGCCTTCGGGTATCTTTATCTTGTTCTTTTCAAGAAGGGTATTTAACTCATATACGGTCTGATCGTAGTTAGCTTGATAGAAGGGGTTATCTCCTATTGCAAGACCAAACTTAATCAGCTTGTCATAGAGTTTAAATGCTCCGTTCTTAAATGTAGTGCGGTTGTTCTTAAAGGTTTCGGTGATGTTATTCTCGTCAACACCGGCACGATTAGTAACATTTGCATCTGCGAACAGCTTAAATTCTTTTGCAAGGTCTTTGAGTTTTCCATTAAAGTCAGGGTCAGCGTCAGGAGTCCAATAGTCCATTATGGTCTGCTTGCCGCCCTTTTTAAATCCTTTGCCGTAAGTCTTAAGACCTTCCACAGTAAATCCGGTAGTGGTTCTTGTTCCCGTGTACCTTGATACAAAAGCATCAATAGGGCCGGAAAAGGCTTTAACTAATGTTTGGTCGAGTGCTGCCTTGCCAATGTTACCACCGAAGTTTCTTGAAATAAGTGTACGGAAGGATGCAAGAAGGTTGTCAAGCCAAAGAGTAGTAAACTTCTGCCTAAACTTGACGGGTATCTGCTCGTTAAGCATGTGTGCAAGCTCGATATTAAGTCTTGCTTCCTTTGCAAATGAAACCTCTTGTCCGTCATACTGATGTGCTTTCTTAAGAAACTCTTTCATAAACTCATCAGTAAGTATTCCGTCAGCGTACTTCTGTGCTTTTTCTTTTAATTGAAGGTCTGCGTCTTCTTCTTTGACTGTCTGCTTTACATAAGCAATAGCCTGGGCGAGTTTGCCTTCGGGAGTATTAGCCGACCACTTCTTTAAGGCTTCGATCATCTGTCCTGCTGTGTGAACCTTGTCTCTTACCTTCTTGAAGATTTGGACTTCTCTGTTCCACGCTTCGTCAGGATCAACACCTAACTTTGCCGCCTTCCTTGCGTTCTGTGCTTCACGCATAGCACACATCATTGCAGTATCGGTGTCTACGGCATCCCACTCTTTACTGCCTTCATCCTTAACAAGTCTGTTAAATTCGTTATTGAATCCGTTCCTCTTAAGTTTTTCTTCCGCTGCGTTAAGAGATGCTTCGTGAGTTACGGCTTCTACTCTCTTAAGGTCATCCGTAATAAGGCTCTTATACTCACCTTTGTTCAAAACTTTACTGCGGCGGTATGAGTTGTTAGCAAACTCCGACTCTTTGAACTTTCCGGTATGAAGTTTATTGTCTTCCTCAATATCGGGAGACTCTTCATTCTCGCTGAAAAACTCTACATTATAACGGTGACTACCTTTATCCAAATCATTTACAGCATTATCAAGGGCCTGCCCTGCGTTCTCTGCCGTGAGATTAGCAGTTTCTTCGTCAAGACCATCATTATCTCTTTCAAGCTGTTCTGTGGACTGCTGTGTAGGCTGTGACTGCATCAAGCGATCAAACTCTTCTCTCTTGAATTGCCCCGTTTCTCCATCCATCCATTCAGGATAGTTTTGGAACATGTATTCATCCATAGCGTTAATGCTACGAATAATCTGCTGTCCCTCTTCGTATCCCGGCTGATTCTGCGTTACATAGTTTACTAACTGATCTCTATTGTTGACGTAGTTTTGAACTTCCTGGGGAACGGTTTCCCTTGTGGTCTGCTCAACAGCAGGAATATTCTCATTCTGTGCAACGGGAGTCTGCTGAACAGTAGGAATAGGCTGTTCTGTCTGTACGGGCTGTTCAACAGTCTGCTCTACCTTTACTTCCTCTTTAGGCTGTTCTGCTTCTGCTGTCTCGGTCTGTGCTTCGGTATTCTGATTAAGAGAAGGAATCTTACCCGTGATAATGTTTCTTCCCGATACAGCGTTTGAGCCTGCCTGCATAATTCCACCGGCTGCACCGCCCATAACTACATCCATAAGAACCTGGGATGCGTAGTCTTTTGCAACAGCGTCCCTTGCCTGCTGTGAATTATATCCTGCGTTCAGATATTCACGGTATCTTGTCTTAAGTTCGGACTTATCTCCGTTACCACCGACTCTTGTTACAAGCTCGTCAAAGAAGGTATCTAACAGACCTTCCGCACCTTCCTGCAAGCCTTCTGCCGCCATTGATCCGAGAATACTACCGCCCTGTGAGAAACGTCCAAAAGGAAGTGCTTCGGTTGCCGCAGTTGACAGACCCGAAAGCACACCTTCTGCAAGTGTCTGATTATTGGAAAGCCCACGTTCAGCGGCACTATTCATAGTAGCGTTAGACTTTTCAAGACCCATTACGGAAGCCGCAGGAAGACCCTTTAAGAGTTTTGCAAGTCCCTTCGCTCCTTCTGCACCACCGCCGCCAAGACCACCGGTAAGCCATGCCGCAAACAGCATATCACCTACGGAGTTTGCTACGTTGTACGCACCTCTACCGAGTTTACTGTCAATGTTTTCGTTTACAGCTTGCCTATAAATATCCGCATTGGTCTGTTTAGACTCAATAGGATTTCCCTTAACGAAGTCAAGGACTTTATCTATATTGCCTTCAATGCTGCCAAAAGCGTTTTCGGGGATAGCATTAAGAGAAGACATAATAGGATGCTCTTTCGCATACTGTGAAAGTACATTCTGTCTCTCAATTTCATTCTGCTGTCTGTTCCACGCATCAAGGTCTGCCTGGGTAAGTCCTGCTGACTTCATTTCATCAGTAAGAGTACCCTTCATTTTCTCGTCCTGCTGTCTGCGAAACTCTCCGTAAGGCAGGGAAGCACCGGCAAGGAACGTAGCGGCATTAGCAAGTTTAGGGTTATCTGCCATTGCATTGACCCATCCACTCATAATAGGGCTACCACTTTTAGCCGCTTCAACGGAAAAGGTATTAGCCCCTCTTGCCTGATCTCTTTGGCCGAGTTCTTCTAATACCTTCTCTGTATTTCTTGCTCTATTCGCATTACTTAATACGGGTAAAGGTTCAGAAGAACGGGAGCTTAATGTTACTCCCGTCCTTTCCTGAATACCTTTGCGTAACTTATCAACACTTGCTGCTGATGATTTAGCTGCCATAGTTTATACCTTTCATAGTAAGGTTAGCCAATGTGTTGTAAAGGTCTTCATAAGCTCCGGCTCTTGCCTGACTTCTGTAATTAGCTGCATCATTAAGGGCCGATACTCTGCTGTTCTGTGCGTTCAGAAGTGAATCATTGTATCTCTGACGAGCGTTAGTTACGTTGTTCAGGTAGTTAAGAAGAAGTTCACGGAGACTGTTCTGCGTGTTCTCTTCTACGGTGTTGCGGTTATTAGCGTAGTTATTTCTCATATTCGCTAATACACTTTCGGTAGCTCCACCGGTAAGGCCGTAAGCATCAAGCTGATCCGCAAGGTTCTTTTCCTGCATCATTCTTGAAATGTATGCTTCCTGCATTGCCCTTCTTCTTGCTTCTTCAAGTTCGCCCCTGGAATTAGCAAGCTGACTGTTAAGAAGTGCTTCGGTGTCTGCGTAGTTAAGTCCGAGTGCATTAAGCATGTTCTCATAATTGAGATTCAGACTATCGAGAAGGGAGTTGTAGTTTGCATCATACTCTCCAAGTCTCTGATTAAGCAGATCGTAGAGTGCGGAGATATCCATATATCCGTTATCGCCCACATAGCTTACTCCGCTTGTTCTTGTTCCACTTCCACCGCCCGAACCACCACTCTTTGATGTAGCACTTGCGGAAGAAGTAGAACCGCCGCCACTACCCAAGAGGTAGTCTGAATTGGGAGTGCTGTAAGGTCTTACGTCTGAATCAACAGGTCCGGAAGTCAACGCTTCATAGAGTGATTCGATAGGAGCGTTGTAGTCATACTTTCCTACTCTATCAATTCCCTGCATCATTCCATCACTTATTCCTATGTTCTCATAAGGATAGTTTGGGTTGCTGTAAGGCCTCTCTGCAAGTTCTCTTTCGGCCTTGCCTTCTTCGTCAAGTCCCTGCAACCTATAATTGTTTCTTACATTTCTTCCCTTGCTGCTCTGATCTATCAGGTTAAGAAGAGACTGATAACCGGGATTAGATGTTGCAAGTCCGGGAGCTGCGGTAAGAACACTCGCCCAAAGATTAGTTCTCTGTGCAGGGGAAAGGTTTGCAACGGCAGGGTTTGAGCCTGCTCCTGCAAGCATTTCTACGTTTTGAAGATAAGGATTAACGGTATCTGCTATCGAATCGGGATAAATTTCGTACTTGTCGGGAGCTGCGGTAATATATCCACCCTTGCCGACTGCATCAGGATTATAGGTTGATGCAGCAACGGGGTTAGGGGTTGTTGCCTTGCCGACAGTATCAAGGCCGACATTCATGGTAGGAGTAGGGTTTTCTGCCTTTGCCACGGTAGCAGGGGCAGTATTCTTTTCGGGAGCTGCGGTTACATACTCGCCTTTACCAACAAGGGGAGAAGATGTATTCGTTATCTTTGCCGCCGTGGTATTAGTACCCTTGCCGACATTGGAAGATGCCTGACTCTGATAAGCTGTTGATGCGTTAGCACTACTGTACGGTCTTGATCCTATTGTAGTAGTGGTATTCTTTCCTGCCGTAGTATTCTGTGTAGTATACTTACGGTCATTTGTAGTTGTTGCTCTTCCGGTTGCTCTTGCTGCCATTTTTAATCTCCCTTCTCTATGCTTGCCTTATCGGTAAGGCCTTCACCGACTATGTATGCGATCACGGTAGCTCCTGCCATGATAAGTGCCGATACCTGCTCTGCATCACTCGGACTGTCACCGAAGTATACAAGAAGCATTGAAACGAATGTTGCTATTGCAAGCCAAAACTTTCTTGATGTGAGTTTTCTTTTCCAGTCAATATTCATTTTCCGTTCCTTCCTTCGGCCTTGCCGAAAACTATCCAATGCCAATAGTACATTTGGTTACTGTCACCGTATGCTTCTCGCAAGTCTGCGTATCTTTCCTTGTATGCTCTTGCGTTGAAGTCTGCGTTGCCCTGACGAAGCTCATTCATTCCGAAGTCTCTGAAATGATCCCAAAGTGTTCCGTCATTTACTCCGTAAGGGGATGCCGCTACATCAGGGTTATGGTCTCTGTAATAGGTCGGGTCGAAGACTTCTCCGTAATTGATTCCGTCTATTACATAGTCTCCCGAAGGAATGTCACCGCCACTTGCAAGCAACATACTGACCGTATCAGCCACGTTTTTCATGCTGTTATACAAGAAATTTCCAGGACACGATTTGCGGGCGTACCACCTATGGGCGGCGATCACATTGTAGTTATTAGCGTTGCTTGCGTAATATTTATCACCGTTCCATATTACTTTCTTGATGCCGTGTCTTTTACAGATATCCACCATTAAGTAGACAAGTGATGCTATTGCTTCGGCACTCATAGGATAGTCAGGGGCTAACGCAGTATTGGCTATCTCGAAAGTGAATGAGTGATGATCCATCATTGCACCCGTGACTCCGTTTACATTCAAGTCACCGCCCGTAGTCCATGCTCTGTACTCTTCGGGTACGTTCTGAACAATGTCCCCGTTTGAACCGATACAGTAATGACACGAAGCCTGAACAGCAGGGTTTTGAAACCTTCTTGCCGTGGACTCCGCACTACTCATTCCTGCGGTACAATGGGGAATAAAATCAAACTGTGAAGGCTTTAACTTCGTATTCCTAATAGAGCAGTTGTAAGTCCATATCGCACACTTTGCTAAAGGACTGTCGGGTTTTCTGTTTAAATCGTATTGAACCATATTTACCTCGTCATATTTCCGTAGTCCGTATGTCTCCACTACTCTCATATTATTGGCAACGTAGTTAGGGCCGGTTGCGTAACTCTTTGACTTCAATTCTGTTAGATACTGTTCGGGATCGGTTATTCCCTTTACCTTGTACTTACCGCTTGCGATAAACTGAAAGTAACCTTGTACTCCGTCATCCATATCTGCAAAAGCGTACCACTCGGTTACTATCGGGTAATACTTTCCGTCTTTCCACTCGGCAGACTGTGATGTAAACTTGCCACTATTGCACGTTACTCTGTTACCCTTGTACTTGATTCCGTGGTAGTTGTTGTAGGCGGCTTTATCGGACTGTCCGAATCCGCTTTCCAATATCGCTTGGGCTATAATTGCCGAACACACTCCGAAGCCGTACTGTTTCTGCCACTTCTGAACGTAAGGGGCTATGGAATTGATGAAGTCTGTTTGTACGCTCATAGTCCTAACTTCCCAAGAATGAACGCTACTACCGCAGTAACTACCGCAACAACGATATGGGAAACAACGCTTCTCCATTTCTCTCCGTCACGGTCTTCCAATACCTTAAGTCTTTCGCCCTGCGACTTCTGTTCATCAGACATGTGTTCCATGTGTATTGCTAACTTTTCCACGGAAGTAGAGATAGAAAGTACCTGCTTAAGAGTGGCTTCAAGGCTGTTTAACCTATCATTCTGTCTGCCGTTCTCTTCGTCTACCCTTCTTGCAAACTCGGTGTGTTCGGTTCTTGTGATGTACTCTTCCATTTGTTAGCCCCACATTTCTTCTTTGATGTATGATTTCATTTATACGTCCTCTCTTCCGTAGATAGTACACGTTACGATTTCTCCCCACGTATACTTTCCGCTAACTGCAAAAGTGGAACTGACTCTGAATCTTACTTTGCTTGATTCTTTACTATCAAGTATCACGTTGTCAGCAGTTGTAGAGGACACTCCGTAACTATCACCAAACGCTACCCATTCTCCACTTGCACTATCGTATACTTCGGCATAGAAAGTGATTGTTCCCGCAGAGGAAGTACCTTTTGCGTTTCTGATATCAATTCTTGCTATTCTGATAGATGTACCGAAATCGTATTCGATATAGCCGTCAAGCACATTTGCCAATACCGCACTCCAATAAAAAGTATATGTTGAAGTATTGCCGTCAAATCCGTTGTATGCTTGTCCTTCTACTAAACCGCCTGCGAAGTTTGCCGTACAAACGCCACTCGGAGTAGTGTTGGAAGTCATATTCGGGGACTTCTTATTCAGAACACTTTCAAAGTATTCAGACTTTGCTATTGCTTCACACCAGGTCGCATCCGCAAGTAATGTATTCGCTGCATAGTTGTTTAGTCCGATATAGGTCATTGCGGTACTGTTATCGCAGACACCCTCTTCTGTGGTAAATTGAAGTGTCTTAACAGACGTTCCCCATCCCCAAACTTTTGAAGATATGTAAAGTCTGTAATATAAATACTCTGTATCATTCGTTAAGTTATAAGCATGATTTGAAGGAGTATTTTCATACGGTATAGAATCGGTAAGTAAAGTATCCCAAGTATTATTGTCGTTGGATGCCTGAATCGAAAAAGCGTTTATTGACTGACCGGGCGGAGTGGCAGAAGAAGAAGCATCGGGTCTTATTACCACACGTTTTACACATTTTGCAGATGTAAACTTGTACCCGACATATTGAGGTACATTGGCATCAGCAGGCCCCCACTCCGTTGAATCGTCTCTGTCAAATGCTCTCCATATAGGGTAAGAACCGCTTACAGAAGATGCGAAGCAAAGTCCTTCGGGAGTGTTATTGCTTGTCATTTTAGGAACAAGAGCAGTAGCAACCGCCCAAGTTGTTGATCTAACCATATAGTCAACAGCGTTTTCACTTGCAATAAGTGCAGACAGCGTATCGGTATCTGCTAATACTTCCGCAAGCGTGGTATAGGTCTTATCCCAAATGTTTGCACAGTTAAGCCAAATCTGAATATCATCCGTAGGCTCAACGGTTCTTCCATCAGGGATATTTGATTTTCCGAAAATCTGATACCAATTAAGCTGTTTCATTTAGGCTTCCTTTATCCTTACGTTGAGTGCGGTTGTAGGAACTTCCTCACAGTAAACGGTTACTCTTGCAAGACCGATTTCCACGGCATAGAGCTTCTTAAAGTCTTCCAAAGTACCCGTGAGATTTACGGGATAGTCAGCAACCATATCCGTAGCGAAGTTGGTAAGGGGATTTCCGTCTTTGTCGGAAGTGATAGTGATAACCTGCATTGTTTTGGTCTCGCCCCATATCGTTACTTCCTCTTCGGTATATCCCGTAGTGGGTAAGGTAATGTCATACTGATTCTTGAAGTAGAGTGAGTTGTGACCTTCAAGGGCTTCGGAGTTATCCACGATTCCATCATCATCAGTATCGTAGACAGCCTTTGTCATATCACCGCCACCCATACTAACAACGTAGTCAACGATAGCCTTGTTGGTAGGTAACTTCGTATCGTCGTTAGTGACGGTATCGGTAACGGCATCAACAACGGCATTGAATTTATCAATAGACAGATTTGCAAGTGAGTCGAACCTTGCCTGCATATCTCCCGTGGAAAGACCGGGGGTATCGGGAAGACCCGTTACACCCTTACCCGTTCTATCGGCTGATGAAATTTTATATGTGTCCTGAAAGTTTCCCATTTTATCACCTAATGTTTAAAGTTGCCTTTCTCAACATACTCGATCCCGATTTTATCCAATGCGAAGGGTTCGTTGACATTAAGGTTCTCAAATCTGTATCTTGCTTTATCTACTTTCTTTACTCTTGTCTTTAAAGGAACAACCTTGTTCGTAATATCCGAAGAGAAGGAAAGTTTTGAGAAGACCAATGCTTTGAATGAAAGATAAGATGCGGTTGAAGCGTTAGTGGAAAGCACCGTCCAAAGTCCACGCTTCATTACTGACATTCTTATTGATGTGACGATAGCCTGCTTAAGTCTGACAGCGAGATATCTGAAAGTCTTATTCTTGTAGAACAGCTTTCCGTCAAAGTCGGGGGTTTCCCAACGGCACATGATAGCCGCACCATCATCATTGTAGGAGAAGATATCGTCAGGGTTCGTGTAGAACTTGCAGACTTTTCCGGTCTTTGAACCGAACCACAAAGCCCCGTCTTCTTCCCACATTGTATTGGCATCTACATTGTCCCTAAAATAGCCTACAAACTGTCTTGTGGAGTAAGGGGCAGATTTATCCGTCTGCACACTTTGAAGCCCGTCAAGGATGTATAGAACGCCATTTACGGCTAATATATAGAAGTCCTTATAGACAAACGCAAACGCTTTATCAAGGTCGGTCTCATTTAAGAGTTTTCCATTGAGGAAGAATGATCTTGAATTAGTTAATTCTCTTCCCGTAATGTCCTGGGAAGTTAAAGCGTATACTCCGAGTGGAGTCAAGAATATCGGTTCTCCTGCAAGATAAGCATGTGAGTAAGAACAAATCGAAGGCGAACCGTGTAAAGTGGTCTGTGTAGCGAAAGTAACTTCGTTATTTACCGTGGTCGAAGATACTAATACAATGTTCTGCTCTACTTCTTGTTTATCTTTGAAGACAGCAAGATAAGAAGAAATAACAGAATAGCCGACAATAGCTGATTTCGCAGTCCCAATGAGCTGATAGTTAGTGTCGGGGAAATAGGTAGGGTCATTCGCTGCACTATACCATTGATAATTGACGTATTCATCATCAGGGTTTCCCGAAACGAACAGTCTGTTAAGGTCTCCACTTGCTCCGTACAAAGTACCGATAGAGCATTTATTTACCCTATCCGCATAGCCTTCTACGGTCTTATATGCAGTTATCTTTACGTTATCTTCGCCCGTTACGGGGGATTCGCCAGGGGCAGTATTGAACGTAACTACTCCCGTTTCTCTGTCAACACTAAAGTCTGTGTTCTCAACGAGCGTACTCCAAGTACCATCATTCTGTAAGATTTCCGCTTTGACTTCGGTATCGTCAAGATCGGTATAACTTAAGTGGTACTCGGTTGTTCCTACTGTTCCAAGAAACTGTTCCGTGAAACCGGGGGATAAAAGATTTAACGCATAGTAAGAAGTACCGCCACCGGCAGGATTACCGCCGATAAGGGTAACGGGAATCTTCGCATCACTTGATGCTTTCTCAACAGTTGTTCCATCCCATATTAAAAGTGCTTTACCGTCAAGAATACAAACCTTATCTCCGAACTGCCATGAGCAGGAACGTGCGTTGTTTGCATCTGTGTAAAGCTCCGTAGGGTCATCATAGTCCCCGTAATAAATCTTCTTGCCTGCGTGGACTAAACCGTGTGTCTTGCCACGCATTGTATGATAGCCATTAATAGGGTCGGTGAACTCGGCAATGGTCTTATATCCCATTGACTTTCTTACCTTGCCGGGAACGTCACGGATCATATTAAGCACGTTAGGGGACTTATCTATATCCACGTTTGCAGGGTCATTAGTGAAGTCTGCACCGAGAAACGTATCTATTGTTAAAGTGCTTCTCGAAGGAGAAGCCGGTACTTTGAATTGAACAGCCATTTATACCCACTCCGAAGTAAATGACTCCTTCCCTGAATAATGGGAAGTGTTTACAAGTGATTCGAGACCGACCTCAAAGAAATTACGAAGGGTTGTGGAAATAGCAAGGTCATCATCCATATATAACTGTGAAGCCATATATAAGGGTAAGAGTGCCGCTACTTCATCATCAAGCGGTAATACATAATCGTCTTCGGTCTCTTCCGTGAAGTGAACGGGGTAAGCGTGGTAGTAAATCGTATACATTCCAGGCTTATTAGAAGGAAGTATTAAGATGTGGTCGGACTCTCTGTAATAATCCGTTGTGCTTAAGTAGACGGGAGATACACCGCCTTCATAAGTGATGGAGTTTTCAAAGAGGTTGTAGAAGTCAGATGCCAAAGTCTTAAGGTCATACTTGACATATCTGCCGTATTCCGGAACCTGGGCTACATCATCCGCTTCGGGGAAGGTTGCCTGATAGAGTGCGATATTCTTTACAGTTGCAGGATAGTCGCTCTCAAATCTGATAGTTACCTTCGCTCCCGTGGTATTGGGATAGTTGCCTTTTATCTCTGTGAATGAACCGTAAGAATCAATGGCGATCTCTCTGTCTTCGTCACCGCCCGTTATGTAGCAAGTGCCGATACCTGAATACTGAAAGTAATAAGACTTGATACCGTCTGCAACATACTCGAAGTTAGACCCGTCATTGAGTGCGATAGCAGTCATTTCGGGTATTTCATTCTTCACGGGCATGTGATTTATAGAAATGGACTTGACAATAAACTTACCTGCTGTGGTAAGCCTTAACAGTCCTTCATTAGCCGCATACGGCATACCGGCGATATAGTCTTTCGTAGACTCGTCTTCGACTATCTCCGCACCGTCAGCAGCGTACATCTTCTGCAAGGTAGCAAGTTTTATATCTTTCCAGGTATACATTTACTTCGCTTTCCTTCCCCTTTTGGGCTTGTCTTCGGTTTCCTCTTTGATTTCTTTCAAGGGCTTATCTTCGGGAATCTCTTTGAGTGTAGTGAGCTTACATACGGGGAATCCTTTTCCGTCCCTGCCTACAACCTCATATATTCTTCCGTCAGACTTTATGTATTCTGTCTTTAACATATTTACTCCTTATATCCCCCTACCCCGAAGGATAGGGGGAACGTAGGTTATACAGTAGGATCGCTGTAAGTTGAACCGTGAGCTGCACCGCCCATAATCATGTGCTGCCATGAAGTGAATCCGCATGAGAATCTTGAATAGCCGTTCCAGATCATGTTGTTGTTGGTGATATCAACGTCACCGGTAACATCAAGAGCAACTCTGTCGTAGAACTTGTTGCCAAGAAGCTCCTTGTTTGCCTGCGAAGACATAAGGATGTAAGGCTCGTGTCCGGCAACTGCTACCTGCCATGAAGGATCAATGATGAGCTTCCACTTGCCCTTGTTGACGTTTACATCATTGTAGTCGCTGCCGACCTGAAGATCGGAGTCGATTACCTTGCGAACTACTCTTTCAAGGTTAGGGCAGTTGGTAGGAATGATGATGGTATCGTAGGTGTAACCCATAGTGAGACCGGAATCATTCAGGAAGTTTCTTCCGTAGTTAGCAAGGATGTGAAGAATCTTGTCATCATTGCCGAAAGCGTTGGTGAAGATGTTGGACTGAGTGATTCCATCATTTACAGCAATGGGATGATCTACTGCGAATACTGCCTTTCCGTCAGCAGATGCACAGTCGAATCCGGAAATGCCGCCGAATGAGAAAGTGGTCTGTGTAGCTACTGCTTCTGCGTTTGCGGTAAGAGCTGCACTTGCAAAGTCTGCTCTGGTACGCTTGTAAGCCTGAACCATTCCACGGGCCTTTGCCTGCATGAGATCGACTTCATTATCCTCGTTCATTTCACGGGTGATGATGAAACGCTTCTTGAACGTGGTGTGCTGAATGGTCTTGGTAGGGCCGCCAATGATATCATCAAGTGCTGCATCTGCTCCATCAGTTGAGGTAGGTGCGAAATCGCTGAAAGTGGTGACTTTACCGATCTTCTCTCCGAAGCGGTTAGACTTCCTGACGTTGAATACGTCAGTTACGAACTTCTCATAGTCGGACTTCTCGGTGTTGACATCATTGATGTACGCTTCCATCATCTGTGCGTTCACGTTCCATGTGTCATTAGCAAGTCCTGCGTTCTTGGAAACTATTCCAGGTACATGTGCTGCCATAGTTTATCTCCTTTAATTTTTGAAGGTTAGGGGCGGTTCTCACGTTATGAACCGTCCGTAAGGTTTTCACTCATGTAATGAGTTGTTATACAGCTCCCTTATCTGTGCATCTGTCTTGTCGGGGAAGAACATTCTCCATTGGTCGATTACGTTTGAAGGAACTTCCCTCAAATCACTTCCTTTGGTAGTGCCTTCCGTTGCGGTAAGGTGCTGCTGTGACTTCGCATTATTGATAGCCTGCTGTTTGATCGCTGCGGTTCTGTTATTCGCTAACTTATCCGCATAGACTAATTTGTAAGCATCAACAACGCTTAAGTGATTCTCGTTTACATATCGCAGGACTTCGGGGTATCGTTCCGACTGCTCAATGTCTTTTGCAGATTTAATGTCGGGGTCTAACTTTGAGACTTCTTCTATCTGCTTTTCAAGGTAAGTCTGCACTTCCTTAAGTCGCTGTTCCTGTATAACGAGATTCGCAGCCTTTACTGCCGGTGAGTTATTGACTGCTTTATCGATCAATTCGGGGTCGATACCGTTATCAGCAAGTTTCTTCTGTGTCGCTAACTTCTCTTGTGCGTCAAGTGCGTCAAAGTATTCTCTTGCGGACGTTATAGGCTGTCCGGTGATGGGGTTACTCAACCCCTTGAATCTTTCTGCCACTTCCGCATCAAGTGCTGACATTTTGCGGTTCGCTTTAGCTTCTGCTTCTCTGCGGACTCTTGCAAACGCAGCGTTGCGGTCTTCCGGCTGTTCCTCGGTGACTTCGGGTTCAGTGTTCCCTTCGGGTTCACTTTCTGTTCCCTCTGTGTTCACTTCGGCTTCACTTGCTACTTCTGTCTGCTCGGCGGCTTCAGACTCGTTTACGCCGACTTCTAATTCTTCCATATTGCTCTCCTATTTTTACGCTATTAGTTGCGAATTTATATAAAACCCTTATGGGCCTTATTCAAAGGTAACTTCCTTTTCGTGTTCGATAGTCTTGACTACTTTGCCATTGTTGTCACATTTAGGATTACGGCAAGTCAATTCCTGAACAACAAACAGCTTATCGTCACGGACTACATATTTAGTTGACATTACTCTTAAGAGTGTCTTACATGCCGGGCAAAGGTTGTCCATTCTGTACTCCTAACTGCTGCATAAGCTGTGCTAACTGATTCTGCTGCTGTGTTTCTTCCATCTGTCTGACAAGATTAGCCTTAACCTTTGATGCGTTAGGATAGTCGCTGTCTTCGAGATAAGTCCACAGATTTACAAGTGTCTGAATTTCTCCGATAGGCCCGAAAGCTCCTGCCTGGTACTTAAGGTCTATCTGATTCCACATTGCTTCACGGTTCATCATTATTGTGGAAGTCGGGTCTACCTCGAAGATAAACTCGTCATTCCAATACAATTCTCCCGAAGCATCAACCTTAAGAAACTCGTAGCGGTCAAAGTGTGAGTATTCATCCGAACCGTCAGATGCCTTTGTTACTACGCTCATGGGCTGATCCGCATAGGCAAGCATGAACTTGAACATTATTTCGTACAGCCTGCAATATGCCTGCTGTTTCATTATTCGCTTTGATTCCATACGGCCTGCTGCCTGATTAATGGAATACTGCTTTGCGGTTCCGGAAACTGCGGAAGCATCATATTTACCCTGGTAAGCATCTGTGATACCGAGAGTAGACCTTGCAGCTTCGTAGTTATCCATAATTGCGATACGGTCATAACTAACATCAGCAATAAGGTTCTGAACGGTTATCATTGATACTTCGTTAGGGTTATCGACTCTGACTATCTTTAACTCGGTATCATCAGTCTCTACGTTCTTATTTTCGGGAAGGGTTACGATAGAACCGCCCTTAAGAATCTTCTCCTGATATTTAGAGCCGTACTTCTTGATAGCATCCTGCTGATCTTCGATAACTGCGGCATCACTTACACCGAGTAACGATTTAGCCTTACTTACGTTCCTGCGAAGGACTAAAGGCATTACATTGGGCTTATAGTACGGAATCTTCTTATGGGTACGCTTGACTTCCATCTTGGGCTGTCCCATTTCGTCAAGAACCGGAAGTCCGTCTTCTCCTACAACGGGAACTTCTTCCTCTTCGTATGCAGGAACTTTTACCTTGTTGCCGTCTTTTCCATAGGAGAGAGTGACGATATCTTCCTCTACCTCTTCGTACTCTTCAATAGTGGTCTCGAATGATTTTGACCCACACTCGCATACGTCTCCGTCTTTGACCCTTCCACACTTCTTACAGCGTGTAAGTCTGCGGGCCTGGTAATTCTCCATATCTTCAAGAACGGTATCACCACACCATGTAAATATTCCGATCTCGCCATTCTCGGAACGGTAATAAGTCTTGATAACGGTTACTAACTCGTCATTAGACTCTTTCTTATTCTCGACCTCGGTATTGACTTCATCAGATACGTCAACGTTATATGCTCTCTTGACCGCATCTTTTGTCATTGCTAACTGCAAAAAGACATAATCGAGCTTGTAAGGGTCGGTTACATCTGCCTGGGGGATAACGGTTTGAGGGTCTCTCTCGTTGATCTCCAAATCTCCGGTAGTGCAATGGTCTCCTTTACGGGAATCCCATTCAACGTGATACCAGTCACCGCCCTGAACGATAGTGACTCTTTCGGAAACGTCATTCATTTCGGGGAAACGAAGCTCTCTAATCTTGTTTTCGAGCATCTTTTCGATTATCTTCGCCTGCTCCCTATCTTCTTCGTGCTTTGCAGTTACTTTAGGCATAGGGATAGAAGAATCAACCTCGGTCTCCAATAACTCATAAATGATATTTCTGACGTTCTCGGACTGCTTTGAGGAATCTCCACCGCCCTTATTCTTTGAACGTCTTGTGAAAGCATCACCGTTATATAACCTATCCTGATTACGCATACGGTTTAACTGATCCGCATACGCATCTTTAGACTTGTTATACTTGTCTTTCCACTCTTGGAGTTTTGTGTTGGGCTTTAAGGCATCCTTCATGCGTTTAAATAACCTCATAAGATGGGTTCTCCGTATATTGATACCATCAATGCTTTGGTCTCTTTGTCTGCGTTCTTATAGTCCTGGATTAAGTCTTCTCTCCACTTCTTTCCTTTCGGCTTCGGGGTCTGTGCTGCGGTAGTCCACCACACGCAGAAGTACCTTAAACTGTCGGGATCGTGGGTTAAGTCATGGGGCTTTTTTGCGTAGACGTTAGGTTGCTTATCGTCTTTCTGTATTTTTTTAAGGCAGTCATATAAATTCGGTGCTTCGCCTTTTAATAGTGTTAAACGGCTCTTTTTGCCTTCTCTCGGACGTAGCCACTCTTTCATTGCCGCACATCCGGCAGGAAAGTCTCTACTTGTTTTCGTTAAGTTGACCCCTGCTTCGTGCCATAACTCGGCTCTTGACTTACCGTTTAACTGACTTCTGTTCCACAAATCGGGTGGAGCAAGGAATAGTGTCACGGGTTCGGTACAAAGGTCATTTAAGACTTCTGCGGCCTGCCCTATGGTTAAATTCGGAGCATCATACTCTCTATAAACCTGGGCTTCGCCTTTATCGTTAATCCATATCCAATGTGCCGAGAACATATCTAATCCGTAGTCGATAGCTACATAGGTCTTTTTCGTTCCTTCAAGCATGTCTACGGCTAAAGTATTTACTTCGTTGACTTCGGGGAAGAACGCTCCGCCCGGTACTGTCAACGCTTCTTCTATGGTTGCAGGGTACTCTTGGGTGATTAGCTCTCCCAACGCTCTCTTGGTATCTTCATACCACTTCGCATCACGGGAAGGGTCTGCGTACCACGGAATGAAAATCTTGTTGAATCCGTTATCAGGGTCGGTGAAAAGTCTTTCAAACAGTGATCCACGTTTAATTGTGGATATCAGTATGACTTTTCCACCGTCAGGACTGTTGATAGTAGGATATGCCGCTGTCCATATCTCTTCCGCCCATTCCTGGAAAGCGTGTTCGTCCATTAAGAGCAAATCTGCTGTGAACGAACGGCCCGCATTGGGTGATGATGCAAACGCTTTCATGGTAGATACCGGTTCATTACCGTTACGAACCTCGATATCCAAAGCGTTCTTTTTATATGTAGGCCCCGTCCATCCGGCGGGCTTTTCTCTTTCATTAGCGATCAAGGCCGGCATGTGAGCAAAGATAAACTCTACTCTTCGGATAAGCTCTTTCGCTTCCTCTTCTGACCTTGATAATGCGATACAAAGTCTTCCTGAACGTGTTAGGAGCAAGTGAGCTGCGATATGACACGCCATCCACGAAAAGCCTAACTGTCTCGCTTTAAGAGCTATATTTAACCTGTGATTACAGATTGAATGTAAGGCTTCTTTTTGAGCATCCCATAACTCGAATTTCTGTACTAAAGGCTCGTTGACCTTCTTGACTTCGATATGACCGTAGGTTTCTATGAAATACTCAATATGGTCTTTACAATATTCAATCTCGTTATTTCTTAACGCTTCCTTCGTCAAGGCCTAACCTCTTCATCAGGTTTGTCATTAGCTCTTTATCTCCGTCTGTCATTACATCAAGACTTACGTTGTCAGAGGGTTTCTCTCCTACGGTATCTCTTATGAACTCCGCAGCTCCGACACATCCATCCATTGCTTTGAGACCCATTGCTTCAACGATCTTCTCCTGCATGGTCTTGCCGGTCTCTTTATCAACGGTCTTAAGAAAGATATCTATGGTCTCGGCTATCTTCCTACGTTCTGCATTTGCGGCCTGTGCTGCTTTCCCTGCTTTAGAACAGTTTGATATGGTCTTCGGGTCTCCCTTCTTACCGGGATCAAGATATCCGCCGTTGTTTGCAACCTTGCCACTCTCAGACTTTGTTCCCGCAGGAAGCTCCTTAAGGTTATCCAGAAAGTCTTCATCAGAAATAATCGGCCTGCCTTTTTCATCAGTAGGGGCCTGCTCCAATATCTCTTTTAACTCTTCCGGTGAATACTTCATTATGTAAACCTCTCTTACCTACAAAGTATCACTATTTACACGCAGTTTCAAGTATTTATACGAATATTTGTTCCCTTTTTATGTAAACTATTAAATTGTCAGATAATCAGACACAATTTAAAAATGAAGTTGTATTCCGCCTACGGAGCGAGTGAACTCAAACACGCATAAACATTGAAAAGTAAAATTGTCTATACAATTATGGAATGATGGGAAAAAGGGAAATAAAGGTGATATAAAAGGGAAGTAACGGGTATTTTAATAAAAAATTTTTAGAAATATGGGGAAGTTAAAAGAAGGGTAGGGGGTATTATGATGAACTTATCTCCTGCTATATATACCCAAAAGCTATGGGAGAAAAATTTTCTATCGGACATATAGGAGGTAAGCGAAGGCCGGGGATAGTCAAGGGTATAGGGGGCCTATATATATCGCCGGCTATAATCCTGGCGGTGTATAGGGGGCTATAAATATTTACGACAGGTTTACATAATATCTGTATAGCTATATACTCCGGCCGTGATCCGGTCTTCAGTTTCTACAAATGCAGTATTTATGCGGTTTCTTTTCAATTAGTCGCTAAATACATATTTTGCGAATAGTTGTTTTAATGGTCTTTTGTGCTGCTATGCTGTCAGGATCGGCGGCCGGTTGTCTTCTATAATATGATGATTTGCAGCGGCTTTTTATTTGTGGCGTGTTGTAGGCTATGACATGACTTTGTTATCATTGCGTAATTGTTAACCTGTTTTGCGCTATGGTTAACAGTTTGTGATCCTGTTTTGCTGCCGGTCTTCCTTATAATGATTTTGTTTTATGAACTGATAAAAGGATATAGACATATATATATGTAGTTAGTTATATATAGAGACATTACAGCATATAGCCTTGTTAAACTTTTCACAATGTATAGTTGTTTGGTTCCCTTCTTATATAAGAAAATAGCCGGTTGTATTTCCTGGGATAACTTTTCTATATAGTAATATCTTTTACCGGTCTTTTACTCTTTTATATTTCTTTTTAATAGGTTGATATACTTTTAATAGTTTCTAATAGCTTTTTATAGTTTCTTTTGTTTCTGATGATAATATCATTTAGTTGCTTATAGCTTCTTATTATAGAAAATTCTTTTCCGGCCTTGTTTGGTTGTCTTCCGTTCTACTTTGTGCAGCTTCTTTTTATATATGGATCGGCCGCCGCTATTCTTTTATATTTTCATGTTAAAATATCCCTATTTTCTATTATGACACTTGTGTCACGTATAGTTAGCATATGATAACTATACCGTAAAAAGCCCGTATTTATGCGGTTTTGAGACTGTCGAAAATTCTTTTAAAATTTTTTCAAAATAAGTGTTGACAATGTAATAGTTCTATGGTATATTTACATCACAACAAAGCAAGGGCCACAACGAAAACTAATAAGCCGGTAAACGGTTGAACTTAATCTGATATCGGTTGAACGTTGGAAAGTGGAAACGCTAAAATAATATACCATAGCACTATTACAATAAATTGTTTAGGCTAACAGCCGGAAAGGATAACAGGATGGAAAACAACAACATCATCACAACAGAAAATGAGACCGTATTAAGAATTGAAGACATGACGCCGGACAACTACATGCAGTATTTACAGTTTTTCTTTGGTCCCGATCTCACAGGCGGCAAGCGTGACAATGTAACAATAATCATGGAAGCGGGCTTTGCTGCCGGTGTATATGGATATGAAGAATTAAAAAACTATCTCACATTTGGAACTATCCCGAATTATCACACGTTCGCAGCATGGAAAAAGGCCGGATATATCGTAAAGAAAGGACAAAAGGCAGCATTTAAGGCGGACATTTGGAAATATGTCGAAAAAAAAGGAACCATGACAGAAGAAGAAGCCGACCGACTCAACGCAATAATGATTGACCCCGTAAATGGACCGCACAAAGCCGGGGATGAAACAACAAGCTCACGCTACATTAAAAAACTTTCGTTTTTCTTCGGTCCGGATCAGGTCGAAAAAATAGCATAACAACCACGGGCGGCCGGTTCCATGACGTACGCAGCAAAGCAACCGCCCGACTACCTAATTAATAAGCACATAAAGAAAGGATAAAACAAAATGAATGAATTATTAGAAAAGTTTGGAACCATATACACCGCAATTTATAACGGCACATGCAGAGAAAGCACAACCGGATTAGTAAAAAAGTTTGATGAACTCTTAAAGGCCGATCCCGATTTTAAAAATCTTGTTTGTGACTTTGTAAAAGCCCGTGAAGACTTTATCTCATCAGACAGAGAAGCCGCCGCTTTTATGTTAGCAATAAAAGACAAATATACATTCTAATCATACAAAACCGGGGCCGGCGGTATAACCGGCCAGAAAGGGAAAAATGAAAAAATACCGTGGTTATTATATAGACAACGTTGTGTTTAACAGTCAAGCCGACATTGACAAATTCATCATTGAAGACCGAAAAAAAGCAATCCGCAAATATTCAAAAATGATGAATAACGACAGATACACCCCCGGCGAATTGATGACGCTAACCGGATGGATCACAGACATAGAAAGACTGCTTCACAATGAAGATCGTCTCTCATGGTCTGAAATAGAACAAATTGAAATAGAAGCTGCGAAAGCATAAACCCACCATCAAAAGAAAGGAAAACAAAATCATGTTTACATTTAACAACGAATACATCAACGAAGAGACCGCAAGAAGAGCAAAAGAAAATATATCATTTTCGGACTATAAGCCCGGATCAGCAACCGCACAGTATACCACACAAATGGAAGCATTAAAGGAAATAGCCGAAGAATACGCCCGCAAGAGTAGATATATCGAAGCAGAGCCGGAAAGGATCGAAGAAGCACAAAGTTATATTAACTACTACGGCCGCAAGTATGCCGAATATATCAACAAAGACAATGAAATCACTTGCAGATGCCCATCTGTAATGATAGCCGGCCCCGCTAATTTTCCGGTAAGAAAGAAACAGAAACAAGTTGCAGCATGGGAAGCAAACAGCCGGAATTATATTTCGCTTGATGATGCAAGATATAAATTGAGATACATTCTCTTGCAGGAACACGCTATAAGCGGATCAGACCCGGAAGCGGTCGAAAAGCTCAAAGCAAAACTTGAAAGACTCGAAAAAGAATACGCAGCAGTAAAAGAAGCATTTAAGGAAGCACAGAAGCAATTCAACGCAGAACTCAAAGCCGGCACTATACAGCTAACAAAGCACTACTATGGATGCCGTATTCCGGAAGGCTTCACAGAAGCAGACCGCAACAACCCTGAAATGATAGCAAAATTGCCCGACTGGGAAAGAAACTATCAGACCGCAACCGTATATATTAAAGACGGTCAAATCATAAATAAACCCACTCTCGGTTACAGATCATCCAACATGTCACAGGAAAGAGCAAGACTCCAAAAGAGAATTGAAGACTTGCAGCGACAGAAAGAGAACCCCGTTCAGGATGAAAGCGGCGAAACCTGGAAATATTACGAAGACACCGAAGCCGGCCGCATCTGTTTTGAGTTTGACGGAAAGCCCGAACAGGCAATCATTGACACTTTAAAATCAAACGGTTTTAAGTGGTCCCCCCGTAACACAAGATGGCAGCGACAGAACACCGAAAACGGACTCAGAGCCGCCGACAGAGTAAAAGCAACTTTAACCGCATAACTATCACAGGGAGCCGGGCAACCCTTAAACCCGGCAAGAAAGGATAAAACAATGGACGAAAGACAGCAGACCGCAGCAAAAAGAATTTTCGACTTGATCCCGATATGGGATAGGCCGGATGGAAGTTACCGCAAGAATTATGAAGAAGAACAAATAAACAATATCTACAATGAAATATCCGCCGATCCTGTTAGCACAATAAACTTTTTACTCGATATGATAGACGAATTAAACGCATGAAAGGGGCCAACAATGGAAGAATTTAAAATCACACTTAACGATCATCAGAAAGAAGCTCTTAAAAATGCCGGTTATGAAGACCTGGCAAACGATACAGACAATTTAATGTTTTATATGCACAGTTTAACGGAGTGGCTTGAAAGTCACAATAAGAACTACAACAGCGGACAGTATGACCGCATAGTGATACTCAATGAATTATTTTCTGCAATATATAACAATTATTAAGGGGGGTAAAAGCATGAGTAAGGCAGTTTGGAATTTTTCAGATCATTATTTCAACGTTCACATCTTAACTGCATCAGAAGACGGACGTTTTCACTATACCGGGATCGGCCGCTTCTGTGATACCTGGGAAGAAGTTGTTAATTTTGCAAGATATTACGGTTGTATAGAGATAAAGAAAGTATAAGAAAGGAAGTAAACAATGAATACTATTAAACCCATTATCGAAGGTTACAACGAAGAGACCGGACTCAAAGCAATATTTGATGTCCCTAACAGCATAGAAAACGCCGATCAGTTTCAGTCACTTATATCCGGCATAAATAATAACCCCCGTCAGCGTGAAGAATTGCAGGGATGGCCGATTTTAACCGGGTATAAAGGCCCCATGTTTAACGGGTTCCGTGGTCCTTATGTAGTTATCAGGTATGAAGTATAAGAAGGGAGTAAACAATGAGATCAAAAGCAGTATTGCACAGCTATCCAAAGTATGTAATTACAACTGATGGATATATAGGTACATTCCAACATTTAGAATACCAGGAGTTTCCGGTTTACCGTTTTCCTGGCGGCGATAGAATAGCCGACAATTACGAGGTAGAGACCGGAAGTGACAACCGAGACGAGCTTTTAAAAAGGAGAACGCAATGACAGACAGAGAAGCATATAAACTCATAGGGGAAAGGGCCGCAGAACTCTCAAAGCGGCCCGAAATTCAAAAGAAAATGCTTGAAATAGCAAACGCAGAAGGCAAGGAAGCCGCCGTTAAGTGGGTATATTTGGCAGCAATAGCCACTTTATATGGCAGTCACTAATATACTATGATATAATAGTGCTATGAAAGGGGTAAACAGTATGCAAAAGAAATCATCAGATGCACGAATACGGGCAAACGCAAAATACAACAAAGAGAACGTTAAGCAAGTAGTTTTACATCTTAACATAACCACTGATAAAGATATTCTTGATTATCTTGAACACAAGGGCAACAAAACCGGATATATAAAGGACTTAATAAGAGAAGACATAGCAAAGGGTAAAAAATGAAGAAAACCACAGCATTTCTAATACTGACAATATCAATATTCATAATATTTCTGATTTTCAGCAACAATATGCCGTTTGAAGCCTTCCTTTTCACGGCAACCGCATTTTTTATATCAGTGATCCTATACTTGATAGTATTTTTCATAGAGAGCAAAGAAAGAACCCCCGAAAATTAATCCGGGGGTCTTCTTTTTACATCTGTTCGATTTTCTGAATAAGTCTCTTAAAGTCCTGCTTGGACTCTTCGGGAGCATCCTGCATAAGCTCTTTCAGTTCCATAGCAAGTTCGGGGCCTTCTGCGGCATAACGGCCCATAGAATCACGCCTTGCGTAACGTCCTCTACCTCTGCGGAAACTACTTTCACCGTCATAAGAGCCATCATAAGACCGATTTGAGCCTTCACGGGACATATCATAGCTTCTGCGTGAACCTTCATAAGATCGCCTTCCGTAGCTTGATCCGCCTTCATAGGAAGAGCCTTCCATATCTTCACAGACTTTGCAAATATTCTTGATCGCATGTGCGAGCTTGTCTATCACTTCCAGGGAACCGGTAGTAAGTTCGCCCTTGCTATACTCTGCAAGTTCTTTCATCAGCTTTTCTTTAAGCTCATAAAGTTCGTGCATAACTTCTCCTTTCTTACGCTATTCTGTCGATTACAAGATTTGAGTTCTGTACCTCAATCGCGGGAGTCGGGGTCACTGCTGCATCATCAACCGTTGCGTCAACATATCTGACGGACAGACTGAAACAGCATCCCTTCGGGACTGTTATGATTGCGGTACTTGTTACGTTGCCAAACTCTTCCACTGCCTGTGGAGTGAATATTGCCTGACTTGTGACACGGGGTTCACCATTCACCGAGATGGCGACAGCAAGGGGAGTTACTTCGCCACCTTCGGGAACGGCAATGTTACCGTTATACGTCACACGGTATCTTGCAAAACAGTTATTAGTGCAGCCACGGAGAATAAAAATCCCGTCTCCCCCATTGTGAAAAACATTTCCACGGGGGCAGGGAATAGAATTATTGAAAAGCAAAGGGCTGTTCAGTCCTATATTTTGCAATTCGTTATATACATATTCTGCCATTTTAATTCACCTTTCTTTTGTTAGATACATTTAGGCGAATCGGTTCGGAAATTGCTCTTTCAAAAGACCATCCAAGTTTATCTATTCTTTTTTTGAGAATATAGTACGGCAAATTGTTATCTTCCGCCCATTGCGTAATGGTTTTTGTTTTGCCGTTATGAGATATGAGGCGGTTATTTCTTCTGTTGTTTTGCTGTTCTTTACGGCTTACCCATCTACAATTATCGGGACAGTAATCACCATCATTGTCTTTTCTGTCAAGAGTCAATCCTTCTTTGTAGCCGTTATTTATAGCCCATTCAATGAATAGTTTAGAATCAAGCCATTCATCGCATACTTTAACGCCTCTTCCCCCATAATTATGGTATTCTTTTCTTTTTTGGTTATAGCATCTTTCCTTCATAAGCGACCATACAGAATACAGTTTCGTATTGTACATACCGTGTTTTTTCCAAGTTGCTAAATGTTTTTTATAACAACCGCAATCGATAATACTTCCGTCCCTTAAATGGTCGTTGCTCACAATTCTTGTTCCGCCACAATCACATTTGCAATACCAATACACTCTCGTGCTATTTTCGCTTTTGTGGTCTACTGAAATTGCTGTCAGTTTTCCAAACCGATTACCAGACAAATCAATGAATTTTCTTCCCATATACAACCTCCGTTTTTATTATATTATACCACTTTGGTTATATATGGTCAATGTCGCTACGGGTATTTATGCCATTCCGCAACCACATCCACAAGACTGATTGCAAGTGAATATAGGAGTTCTGCCGTAAACGGGAGTGGAAGGAACGGGGCAGTTAGAAAGCCTGTTGTAAAGCTGATCCACTTCATTAGTGAAGCCCTGAGCAATGAAAGCGTTCTGTGCAGTCTGTGACTCACGAAGGGTAGCCATGTTAAGCTGCGTCTGCAACTCTGAAATTCTGTCATTCTTTGCTTCCACCTGTGCCTTAACGCCATCAAGTTCGAGCTGACAAAGTTTGTCGAGAATAGCCTGGCTGTTTCTGTTTCCCGCATCAATGATATCTCTTGTGTTCTGATAAGCTGCGGTACGATCTGCACAGTTTTCGGTTGCTACGGTGTATTTGAGATCGGCAATACCGGCTCTGTTCTCGCAGCAGCAGTTCTGAAGTGCTGACTGAAGAGAAAACATCTGCTGCATGTCGGCTATCTGACGAGCGTTTGCACCCTGCTCTACACCCGCAAAGCCGTTGCAAAGCTGTGTTGAGATATCGGAAAGTCCGTCACGGATAGAAGTAATACCGTCATTAATCATAGCGTCACGGAATCCGTTGTTGGTGTTGGTGTTGATGTTCTGCTGTCCGGTCATAAGCCAGGGGAAGTCATATCCGCCAAAGCCGCCACCATAGCCGCCACCAAATCCGTTACCGCCCCATCCGATCAGAAGAAGAAGAATTATCCAGCCCCAATCTCCGCCAAAGCCACCGCCAAAACCGCCATTTCCGGCAGCATAAGCAGGGGCAACGGGCATATACATGTTAGAATTTTCACCTGACATCATAAAATTTCCTCCTGTAATTATTTAGGTGTGAGACCATGTTCGTACGCTACATAGTCCGTTTATATAAAGCACGTCTGCTTTATTTAAAAATGGGTAAACTTAATAAGCGGGTTCGTTATTCTCATCCGTGAGCGTTAAAACCCGTTTTTCGCAGTTTTTTCGCAAATAAGACTCAAAAAATGCTAAAAATGAATGTTATCTGTTCATCAACTGCTGAATCATGGGATTATTTCGCATGTTCATCATTGAGTTAAGCTGTCCCTGGGATATCTGTCCCGAATTGAGCAAGTGCTGAATGATTGCGTTGGGATCATTGGTATTGATACCCTGCGGAATGTTAAAACGACTCTGTAACATCTGCATAGGGTTCGCCCTAAACTGCTGATACATAGAAAGTATATTATTCATCCCCTAATTCCTCTCGAAGTGCTTTTATATCCGCCTTAAGTGCGTCAATTTCGCCTTTTAATTCATCAAAGGCTGATTTATATGTGTCTTCCGTTTCAGGGGCCTTGTTGGTCATTGTAGGCTCTTCTTTGACAAGTCTGTACTTATCAAATATCGGAGTGTCGAGCTGTGAAAAGCCCATTGTCTTGACATATATATATGGGGCTGTTTCGTCCTTGAATGTAACACTATTTCCGTATCTTACCGGATAGCTTCTTGCTTCCATTTCGTTTCGGACAGAAACAAAGCCCCCGTCCTGTATCTGCATTGGCTGTTGATAGTTCTGTGGATATGGGTTATACATTTTCACTCTCCTTTTTGTACCACACGAATTGCGGTATTTCGTGGCTACTATTCCATGCGTCATATATATCACCGTTTACAACTGTTGCAACGTGACCGCCAAAACCTAATACATAAATACCTTTGGGATGATCCTTGCAGAAGTCTTCTGCTGTGTAACAGTCAGGACATTCATCCGGCAGCGACTTTCTGACAAACCCATGTTGTCTTAAGACAGCTCCCCACACGGAATCGGTTGAGGGCATATCACACATAAGAAACCCGGCATTTACTATCAATGCGTAGGCCTTTTCCCAATCAACATTTAATGCTTTTGTTATTGCCCTGACTGTGCAGTCTCCCACACGTCTTCCGCAGGGGTTCGGGTTATACTCTTTCCACATACCAATAGCATAATAAAAAGCCCGCCAAGTTAAAATGAACCTGGTAGGCTTCTTTTGTGAATCTTTAAGGCAATGTTAGGGAAGTATGGATTTAAACTTCTTGATGATGTTCTTCACTTGTCTGTCTGATAGTTCGTATTTTTCTGCGATATCGGATATCTTTTCTCCGTCTATCAGCCTATCGTGAAGTATCTCTCTATTCCTGCGTGACGAACAAAGCTCATTTATATTGTGTTCCATCTCTGAATTTTTCATATCTTCTCCCCGTACCCCATTCTTATAATCTTCTCTGCTCTTTCCGATCTTACCGATACTGTCTGTCCCATTCTTACACTTTGTTTTAGCTCCGTATCGTAATAATCCCTTGTGGCCTTTATCTCAATTTCCTTTGACTTCTTTTTCGGCTTCGGTTTCTTATCCAGGATCGTAGTCCACTCTTCAATTAGCGGAGTATTGTCCCATTCGTAGTCAAACTTCGGAACATTCAACAGTTTGGTAACATCAAAGTCCATATCAAAAGGTATGATGTAGCCGTTTACCCCGTCTTTTACTCCGATTTCCTTTGTGGTCTCAAACGGGGTACAAACAACCGCTGTTCCGTTTATGAGTGCTTCAAGTATGGAGTAACAGAACCCTTCTGCATCTGATAACTGCACTAAATAGTCAGCTTTCTTGATGTATGCCTGAATATCATCCTTTGTGCCGACATTGTAGAAGTTCTTCGGGGGATTAATTAAAGCATTATCGGAGAAGTTAAACCAAATGAAGGGAATGTTCTTATCATTCAGCATCTTCGCAAGTTTCAGTATGCGTTCTGCGTTCTTTCCTTTATCGGGAGCAGGGATTCTTGTCGCAGAAACGATCATCAACGCTTCTTTCTCCGACTTTTTGAGCATATTGTGTATAACTTTGCCTTTGGTCTCGAAAGATTTCTTGCTTGCCTTTGAAACGTGGACTAAATAATCATAGTCATTCAAGATGTACCAATTAGGCTGTACCCTGCAAGCGTGGCAAGTCCTTACCATCTTCTTGTAGGTTATCCCACGGGGTACTTCATCCATGATCCGCAGCATTATCAAAGTGTCGCAGTCGATTTTTGGGTCAGCAGATTCCAAAATCTTAACGTCTAACTTACCTCTGTTCTCCTTCGGAAAAGACTTTGTGACTAAAGTAATGTCATATCTGTCTTTCATCAGGTCACAAAAGTTATAGACCCACGTTTCTATTCCACCGATTTTGTATAAGTATGAAGTGTAGATTACAACCTTATCCATAAATGTCCTCTATAACGTCCGTATATGCCTTAAAAAAGCGTTCATCCCACGGGACAGTATATTCCTTTACCCTTTCAAAGTTATCGTTCACAGCGGGCAAATAAGAACCGTAGGAATCGAGGTCAAGATTATTTACTATTTCGGGTATCTCCATCCAGTCATTTGCCTGAATTATCCCGTCAGCATTAAATATGTCTCCGATATTTCTTGCCCCTACATAAATCGGGACTGTCTTCGTTGAAAAGCAGTTAAGTATCTTCTCGGTAAACCATAGATCGTCAATGTCATTCTCGATAACGATAGAGAATTTATAGTTTTCAAGATAATCCTTGACGGGGACTTTTAATTCCGGATTTCCGTACTCGTTCCACGTTCCGTATACATCAACCTTCTTCGACATGTCGAACAGCTTTGCCAATGATAGCCTTGCCTTATGAAGCGGACACCAATCCTTCCAACTCGATACCAGACTAATGCCCTTTGTCTTCGGACTATCAGATGTGTACCACACGTTAGCCCAATTAAAGAAGTACGCATTATTCTTTTTGAGTATTTCCGAATCGTGGGTAAATATCAGCGTGAAGTTATCGGAATACTGCTCTACATAGTCATACGCAGGGCCTATCATTGACTTCGGCTCGAACAGAAAAGCTATTCCATCCATCTGCCCGATACACGCATTGTCCTGATAAGTGTTTACATACGGCTGTCCTTCTATCGGATGAAGGTTAGGAAACGTATCATAGCCAAACTGTGAATGATGATTAAACCGGATCATTTAATTACCCCTTTCAGAATGTCAACGATATCATTGTATGAACCTTCGCTGATTTCTCCTTCTGTATACATGATCCCTGCTGTTTCCATTACCTTCTTTATCGGGTTATCAGCCGTGTTGATTTCATCAGGGCAGACCAAAACCCTGTTACCCTTTTTGAGCTTCACGATTAGATTTCCGGAGCTTGTTATATCTACCACTTTGGCATTGATCGTTACGTTATCACCTGGATTAATTGTCATTCTTTATCCCCTTTACGAATATTCCACGCAAGCATTGCTTGCTCTTTATAATAGTTGCACGTTTCGGCTGAATACCTAACCAGACCGGACGATTCCGTAACTAGGTAATACATTCTTGGGGTAAAGATGCTTTTACCCTTTGCCTTGCATTTATTGCACATTACACAATATCGAATCCTCACGAAATCACGATAAGGGTCAATCCTACTATGGTAAGTTCCAGCAATCTTTTTTTCTGTAATGCGGCTTTTGGTATGCCCACAGAACGGACACGGCTTTAACTTCTCTTCGCTCATTCCTTATCCCCTTTCCATTTCTCCAAACTCATAAACAGTAGGGCTTAACGAGTTTTTTTCTGTTATTGATATTTCCGTAATGATGTAACCCATTTTTTTATATGTTTCCACTAAACCGTTGAGATAAAAGTTTATGATTTCTCCGTAGGTTTCTCCTTTGGAAACGGAATAGGTAGGTAAATCTTCAACGATCTCTTTGAGGTTCTTCCCCTCTGCGTTTGTGATATGAAGCCAAATCTTGTTTTTATTTATGGTCTTTGCAAACAAATCAGTCTTCTTGATATATTCACTCATATCCTCTCCTTAAAACTCGTTGTACGGTAACTCCAAAAAACTGTAATTGTTCTTGATGATGAAGTAGGTCATAAGTCTTTCGGCTATGAAACCGATCATCCGTGAATAGTAGTGATGGTACTTGTGAAAATCTTCTGCCTTGAACCTTTCGGCAACCGGAATGATTAAAGCAAACAGCCAATTACAGTATTCATTGAGCAATGCCCTGTGACAGACAAACATATTTCTCGGATGGAAAGTTCTGCCGTTGAAATACTCTTCAAGTCCAGGTTCGGCAGCGTAAAGCATATCCATATACTTGTTGAATGTCGGAAGGTCTTCCCTAAAGTCTCGTTCAAGGGATTCACGGATAGTCATATCGGGATATGTGACGTTATAGGAAAGCAGAATATCATATTCGTCTTTATCCACGGGGCAGAAATGATTCATAAGTTCCCCTGCGGTTAAGATGTTTCCCTTTGTGTCCGTGAAAAATCTGTGATAGTGGCAAAAGCCTACAAACGGATCATCAAAGTTCTTCCATACGTCATATATTCCCGTAAGTTCGTTGATGATCGGGTTAAGCTCATTGATGTTCGGGCGGTCTCCCTTGAATAACGGTCCGACTTCACAAGTGACATAACCGGAAGGTATCGGAAAGTCGTAGTCCTTATGCCTGATTATGTGTATCATTCTCGTTCTCCCATCTTATGAGCTTGTCAATGATGTTGAAGATATCTTCCTTCCACATCTCGTCACTATGATGCTCGTCTGTATAGGCTTCGATTTTCTCCTTGATAGATTCGGCTAAATCTTCCTGTCCCTTGATGTAGCCTTTAATATATGTACTAAAACTTGCTCCTTCGATTTTTTCTCTTGTCATTTCTCACCTCTCCATATATCTATTAAGCAGATTATCAAGGTAGTGACTGCACTTAAAAAGCACAGCCACACCAGGAATACTTGAAATAGTGTCATTCGTCTTCGTCCTCTTCGTCTTCGTGTTCTCTTTCCCACCTATCCTGACGGTTCATCCGCTTGCACTCTTCACGATATTCGTAGTCATCCATATAGCCTAATTCGTGGTCTGAAAATATGCTCATTCTTCTACTCCCTTGTCTTCCGGGATGATGAAGCTGTTGATCTCGTCATGCTCCACCATTTCTTCAAGCAGCTCCTTGAAATGAAACTTCATATCTTCTTCATTCGTTGTTATCTTTATTGTCAGTCTGTTCATAGTCGCTCCTTTCATTCATACCAAACACTAAATAGGCAAGAATTGTGCAAGTCATCTTCTTCTCCTGCATAACCTCTCGAATGGCTTACTCTGTGTGTTACTTTTCTTTTTCTTCTCTTTATCTCGTTGTATATCCCTATATTTTCGCTTATATACTTTGATGCTGATTCTTTTGATAAAGAGTTATACCATTCCATAAATTCAAGGTTTGGGAAAAAACAGCCGTGAATTTCATACCAAATACTTGTGCAAGCATATATTTGCTTTTTGGTAGGTTTACTCATTCGTCACTCCTTTCTTCAAAATGTTCGCAACCTTCTGTCTCTCCACGGTTGATGTAACAGTAGGGGCAGGAAAACAATAGCTGTAAAGGGCTGACACATATAGCTTGATTACAATTACTGCATGTTTTTAGTACAGTCTTTTTAGGCTCTTCCCTTTCCCCGTCTGTCACAATTAATTCGTTCTCGGCCTTTCCGGGTTCAACAACTTCCAAAATCTTTTTGCAGTCGGCACACACGAAATAAGTCTTGTCTGTGTATCGCTTTAACATTAAAGCCTGACAAGAGGGACATATAGGAACCGTCTGTAAAACCTTGTAAGTCATTGCTTCTCCTTTAGTCGTTGTATAAATCAAAAATAGATAACTGTGTTTCCGGTGCTGCTTCTTCTGTCATTCTCTCTTCTGCGATATTGAAATACTTTTCGTCTATCTCTATGCCGATAAACTCACGCCCTGTTACTTTGCAGGCCACGCCTACCCCCCCAACTCCCATAAAAGGATCAAGCACTTTATCACCGGGCTGTGTACTATTCTCTACAAATACTTTCATCAGCTCTGCGGGCTTTTCTGTCGGGTGCTTCTTTGTTCTGATAATGTTAGGGACCCGCACAATGTTGCTTGTTCCCATATTATTTATGTTGCGGGCCTTCCCTTTTCTTAACATCAGGATCAATTCAAAAGAATTAAGATAGTATTTGTTCGGGGTATGATTTCCTTTATCCCAAACAAGCAACTGCTGAAATGCAAATCCGGCCTTCTCTGCTTCCGTCTGCAAGTCTTTGAGGTTGCGGGAATTTATCATCACATAACAATGTGTATCGGGTTTCAGTATTCTATATACTTCCGGAAGCCATTCTGAAAACTTTATTTCGTTATGCTTGAATAACTTTCCTTGCCTGGTATATGTTGCAGGATTCGAGTCATTAAGTATTCCGCACAGACTTACGTGTTTTGTATCTCCTTTAAAAGCGTTGCCGTGTTTATCTCTCTTGTTAAAAATTTCACCGGGTTCTGTATATCTCCCGATCTTGACGTTATCTGATGTGCAGCCGCCACTTACTATGTGATAGGGGCAGTCAGTTATAACACAATCAATGCTTTCAGATTCTATTGTCGGAAGTATCTTCATGCAGTCTTCGTTATACAGGTTCAATTTTTGACTACCTTCCTCTCTATCTGTTGAAAGTCATACGTCTGGACCGTGGCCCCTTCCGTAAAACGATTAGTTTTCTTTGATGCGTTCTTGTTTCCCTTCGGGGCTCCACCCTTTGACCCGGCAATTACTTTATCAGGGATTTTGCCTTTATCTTCGCTTACTCTCTGATACATAGACAGTGAATAGGCGTTTTCACTTTCAAGATGTTTATGTTCTTCCCCTCTGAAAGCTCGTATCATATTCTGCACAACATTTCCGACCTGCTCCGGGGTCATATCCATCAAGATGTCGTGCTGATTCTCATAGATAATCACTCCGTACGCCATTTCTTATCATCCCTTTCATAGTCTTTACATGCCTTGCGGGTTCTCGATACCCGGAATAAATACTTTCCTCTCTCACAAGTACCGTATGATGAATAGCTGAACGGACAATACTTTGTGCAGCTTCCGCATTTATTGTTAAGGTCGGTCTGTTTTGGCTTCTCCTGCAATTTCCATTCGGCCTTAATCTTTGCGTCTTCTATCTCCTGCCAGGAAGCATTATTCGGGACTTCGATTTTCGCCGTGTATATCATCCGGGTTCACCCCCTTAAGCGTTGTCATTTCCTTAAAGTCTTCTGCGGACAATTCCCTTATCTGATTCAAGAGCATTTCCCACTCAACCTTATTGCCCTTGTTTCGTCTGTACTCTTCAAGAAGATGTACTTCCTGGGCTAAATGATCGAGCAGATAGTTAATGTCATAGAGAACAAAGTTCCCTTTTCGGAATTTAAGTGTCTTTTCAGGAATATCTATCCTCATGCGAACCCCCTTGTCTTACCGATAAGAAACCATCCCCCGTCTCCGTAGCGGTTATAGTCAAAGACCTCTCCGCAAAACATATCTTCGTGGATGAGCATATCTACTTCGGGATATCTCTGTGCTATGTCTGCAAGGGAAACGGGTTCGTCCATATCTCCCGAAAGCATTATCTTTCCTACCCCGTCAGCACAAACAACGGTAATGATCCCGTCTGTGAAGAGATATTCATTATCAGGGACTTCGGGTACATCTGGATATAAACTCTTCATTAAGGCTCACCCCCGTATAAGCTACAATCCGGTGCAAAGTCAGAGGGCCACGGTAAATGATCTATCCAATGAGTGACGTTTCCAAAAGTCTCGTCACCTAATGTATGCCACCATCCGTCTGAACCATATTGAGCGACTAACATCTTGCGGTCTGTGGTAAACACAACGACCAAATCAGAAAACTTATCATAGACTTTAGGGGTTTCAACCCTTGCGTCTTTTATCATGTCGGATTTATTCATGCTCTCTCCTTTCAAACTACTCTCTGAACGTACTCGAAGTTATTATTCATAGCCCATCTTGCAAACCAGATAGCGTCATTCTCTTCGTGGAAATCCCACAAGACGTAGTTTCCTCTTTCTCTGATGTGGAATTTATCTATGCGGTTAATGTCTTCGAGCTGTGTTAAGGTATCCTTTGCGACTTCAAAGGGAACAATCTGCTTTGAAGTGATAACCGTTTTTCCTTTCATTTCTTGCACTCCTTTATAAGTACCTCTGTGATATCTTCTTCATGCCAAAACTTATTGACTCTTAAAGCTACTACTTGGCAATCGTCAGCAAAAATCACGCTCTTGCAGGAATCGAGAATACTCTTGCAGCAGTTATCAATGTCTGGGACCTTTGTTGGGAACTCATACACGATCATTTCGTTTTTACGTTTCTTTGAGACCGACTTCGGGACAGCCATGTAAATGCTTATGACTACCTCTAAAGGCTCTTTATCCGCCCATACAAGCGGGCAAAACGGATACTCGGACATATACGCTGCTTTTACTTTCTCTGCGTATTCCTGGACCCTTTTCTGTGGTACTGCGTGGCCGTGATAGAATCGTGTGGACTGCTTTGGGACTATCTTCCCAGGGATCAAAAAATGTACTTCTTCACTCATAAAATTTCTTGTACCTCGAAAAATAAAGTTCCCTTGCTATGTCTGCCGGATATCCTTTTTTCTTTTGCTCGTTGATGTAGGTTCTCTGTGCAAGGGCCTGTAACTCTTTGTCATGTTCGTTAAAGTCGTGGAGTCGTCTGTGACATTTACGGCAAAGCCATACCCACAACCCGTCTTCGTCTGCCTTCTTTTTATCTCCGGTCCCATGCAGGCAATGATGGTGGTCTAACCCGGCAGATGCAGGTTTGTGACAGATGTAGCACTCACACGACTGCTGAATCTTTGATGGTACATACTTTTTCATTCCGTCTCCTTCTTGTGGCGTTTCTCATAGTTCTCTATCGCCCTCTTAATGTCTTCATCCATAGGCGGGAATAAACCCATGTTTCGCATTTCGTCAGCGGCCCCGTCTATAAGTCTTGACATTTCTGCTGTATCAAATTCGTGGGAAGGTTTCAGAAGGATGTACCACCTTTTACTACCGGTCTTTTTAAGTGTCGGCTGAAAGTGGTTGTATTCGTCCTCTTCTACCTGGTCTTCTACTTCTACGTTATCCGGCAAAGCGATCCACACTTCTTCCCCGTCCATAAGCTGATGTACTCCATACTTGCGTAAGAGTTGGTTGTGCATCCGGGGGTTGCTTATATGCAGGGTCTTTGCCATTTCCCGCACCATTTTGAAGTAAAGTGCGTTAGCTGATAAAGAACGCTTCTCTTTATGGAAGTCCACTTCAAAGGTTCCGTCCTTTTGAGTGGATAGCCACGCTATACATTCAAGGGCTGTCCCGATCATGCTTCTCTCCTTAAGGCGTACACGGTTACTTTCTTCCCGGTATACTCACAAAGGGTCTTTCCGATAGGCTCCACTTCGCCCTTATCAACAAGCTCGGTAAGTCTCGGTGCCGTGAAGTTTCTCTCAGCAGTAGGAATAACCCCCTTCTTATACATGATTACTGCGATCTGTTTAGCTGTGCGGCCCTTCTTATACACTCTCAACACCGTCTTGATCTGTCTGTATCTCTTTGCCTTATCAACTTTTTCGTGTGCTTCTTTTCTGCACTCCGCCATAGGATTAGTGCCGTATTCTCTCTTTTCCATAGCTATCCCCCCTTTATGAGAATGGAAGTTCTTCCAAAATCTCCGGAGCCACGTTCAAAAAGTCATTGCTTCCGGTGGTCTGCTGCTGTGTCTGTGATGATCCCTTGCTCTCTCCGAAGTCGGCTTCTTCAACCATCACACGGGTCTCGTTGACCTTCTTTCCGTCCCTGTTTGTATAGCTGTTGTTTTCAAGCCTGCCGGAAACTTCGATCTTGTTTCCCTTCTTGAAAAACTTCTCCACAAACTCGGCTGTCTTTCCGAATGTTGAACAGTTAAAGAAGTCTGTGTCCGGTTCCCCTTCCTTCTTATACTTGCGGGGTACTGCGATACTGAAACGTGCAAACGTTGTGCCGGCTGCACTTGATGATATTTCCGGGTCTTTGGTAAGACGACCTGTTAAAATTACCTTGTTCATGCCTTCTTCTCCTTATCTGCTGCGTCATTGATCTGCTTCATAAGTGTGGCTTTCATTGACATGTAGTTATTCATGCTGATACCGCCGCAGTCCTTCACCCACTTGTCAAAGTTCTTGCCGGTGGTCTTGCTGTATAACTCCTTAAGCTCCGCAGTTATTTCCTTGATTTTCTGCTCTTCGGTCTTCTGCTGATCGTGGTATTCGTTTGTGTCTGCGTCCTTCGTATCATCAAGAAGGAAAAGGCCGTTAAGTGCGTACTTCCTTGCATAAGAAGATGTTGATCCCGTTAATTGGCTATCATCCATGCCGGACCTCTTCTCCGATTCACGGGCGTAAGCTGAAACTTCTACACTCTGGTCGCTTGCAATGTCAGTTAATATTGCTGTGGCCTTGACGTAATAGCGATCCCCCACCTGCTCAATGCTGTCGTTGAGTGTCAGAAAAAGTCCCAGGCTTGTAAGATAAGGTTTTACGGCCTTAAGAATTGACTCTGCGTTGCGGTAATAATAATTGCCGTAGTCGTTATGAAGGTTCTTCGGGACTTCCATTGAGGCCTGAATGGAAGCCAACTTTTCCGTTATTGATAAAGGTTTGTTTTCCATGCTTCTCCTTTCACTCGTCTGTATCTTCGATTTCATTTGTAAGAATTACGTAGTTGTTACTACCATCAAGGCAGCGTGCTTCGTAAACTGTTGTTACTTCTGATCTGTCAATGCCGCCTGAAACATACGACATATCATCAAACTTCACTGTTGCATCCGGGTCGCATTTATTGAGCAATGCTATTAACTCCTGTGCTTTCATTTATTCTCCTTATTTGCTGAAATAATGATTCTTGTATTGAAGAACCGGTTCGCATCCGTCTCTATATCCGTACTTGTTGAAATAAATCGCACCTTCCGAAAAGTCATAACCCTGGATCACAAGGTTCAAAGCTGCGTGACATTCTTCCGATATGTCGGGCGTCATTCCTTCTGTGTAAAACTGACCTTCGGCAAAGATAACTTCTTCAATGGTCTTCCCGTCTTTCTCAGCACGATTAAGAACCACGTTCATAACAAGCATCATTCCTAACACGCCTTCGCCCTTTGCTTCTGCCATTGATATCTGTTCGAGCAAGTCACATTCCCTATCTGTAAGGGTTCTGCTCAAAGGGTCTGAATATGGAACGTAGATAGTCTCTGTTATTACTTCCGGTTCTTTCTCTATGTAGATGTATTCAATTACGGGTTCAGGGGTTTCCATGTGATAGTTGGGTGTATGTGCCTGATATGATCCGTATGCGGCTATTCCAACACCGATACCAACTAAAAGACTGAATAAAGAGGTTAAGATGTTTTTCATTTCTTCTCCAATAAGAATTTAGTGAACTGTTCTTCGGGTACTCTTGTTTGACTGCCTACGTGTATGTACTGTCCGCCTGACTCTATGTACTGCTTCAATAGGCGATAGACTTTTGCACGACTAAAATCGAAAGTTGATTCAATTTTTTTAGGACTAAGCCAAACCATGTTGTTCCTTCCTGTATAAAGACTTTATACTTCTTAAGCAAAAAAATATAAGCCTGCGTCCTTGATGGGTATTTCCAAGAGCTTGCACCACTTCTCAATATCATCACTTGTGAAGGGTACTTTGCCGGTTAGCTTCCTTGAAACGGAAACCGGGGAAAGCCCCAAAGCTGCTGCAAACTTGCCCTGTGTGCCGAACTTTTCTTTAATACGGCCACGGAGTTTTGCATACTTGAAATCGGGCATTGTATATTCTCCTTTCTATGTGATTTTTACCCCTGACGTTATGAGTATAAACACTTTATACTTCGTTTGTCAACATAAAAGTATAATTTTTTTATACTTTGTGTTATACTTTAAACAGAGACAGGGAAAATCACAGAAGGGAGTGAGTTTTATGACTTACGAAACTACCGCTATTAGGATCAGAGAAGCATTAAACGAACTTAATATGTCTCAGCAGGAACTTGCGGATAAGTCACACGTTGCAAAGTCTTCTATCAGTCACTACGTTTTAGGCCACAACAAACCTAATAACAAGTCTGCTTACATGATAGCCGAAGTATTAGGGGTTAATCCTCTTTGGCTAATGGGCCTTGATGTTCCTAAATACATTACTGCTGATATAGAGTCCCGCAACATGGAAAAGGCGTTAGACCTATACGAAAGATACGCACACGCTATTCCGGAGATTCGTTCTGCGGTTGACAGTCTTTTAAAATCTGCTCCACCTGAGTCTTGATGTTGTCAGCAGCTTCCGTGTATAGTTTTATAAATTCGTTCATTTCCATAACTACAATGTAACTGTTCCAAAGTGTTTAAGGAAGTTTCACTTTTGCTTCATTTTCGTTTCACTTACTGAGACAGGGGGATATATGACAAATACAAAAGACCTGATTATCAAACTTAAGGCCGTTCGTGATGAAAGAGAACTTTCTTATAACGACATTCTTTCGTTAGTGGAAAAGAACGGAGACTATGTTTCTCGATCATCCATACAGCGTGTATTCGCTGACGGTTCGGAAAACACTTCTTTTAGATATGAAGATACCATTAGGCCGATAGCAAACGCCCTTTTAGATATCGAGACTATCGAAGATACTGACGACATGGATATCCAGGCCATGAAAGTATTATTGCAGTATAAGATTCAGCGTATTGAAGAGCTTGAACAGCAGTTAGACAAGGAAAAGATAAAGTACCATGAGAAGTTAGAGAAGGAACGTGAACAGTCCCGGAGAAGTATTGAGTTTTTGAAAGAACAAATCTCTTATAAAGATAAAAGAATGGACCTGCTATTACAGTCTGTTGAAAAGAAAGACAAAAAACTTGATGAACTTACCGAACATATTATGAATTGCCCGTTCAGAAAAACAACCTAAAACAAGCAAAAACAAGCAGAAACAACCAAAAACAAGCAAAACAACATATAACTATAACTATAACTAATAATAAAGACTTTATAGAGG